CGGACGGCATTCACATCGACACCAAAAGAGCTTGGGCCGGAGGGAAACACTCACCCACCACCTAGAGATCTCTCCGCTGCCTACCCGGTCACCTATCTATGACCACCCCCAAGCGCCCCGGCTGGGGCCTCCGCATCCTCAAGGTCCGCTCCACCAACGGCACCCCAGAAGCCCTGATCCTCCCCCCAGATCACGAGGCACCCTTCTGGACGGACCTCCGCCAGATCGCCCAGCACCAAGCCCGCACCATCTACGAACCCCGATGATCCTCGCCGACTTTCAGATCCGTGCCCTGTGTGAAACCGGCATGGTCACCCCCTTTGACCCCGCCCTGGTCAACCCCGCAAGCCTGGACCTTCGCCTTGGGGATAACATCCTGATCGAGTCCAGTGAGGGGCCTGGCCTTGTGCCCTACTCCCTCGACAGCCACACCGCCGATGACCCCTACCGCCTGGTGCCGGGGCAGTTCGTACTCGCAGAGACCCAGGAGACGTTCAACCTGCCCAACCACCTAGCGGGGCAGTTCGTGCTCAAGTCCTCCCGCGCTCGCGAGGGGCTTCAGCACCTGCTTGCTGGCTACTGCGACCCCGGCTGGCACGGTTCACGGCTGACCCTGGAGCTGAAGAACGTGCGGCAGCTTCACTGGGTTGGCTTGTGGCCTGGGCTGCGCATCGGGCAGATGAAGTTCCTCACCATGGATGCCCGCCCGCTGGTGTCCTATGCGGTGACAGGGCGCTACAACAACCACGACACCGTCACCGCGTCGCGTGGGTAACCGCTGCCCTTCCCAAACCGCAGCAATGGCTTAGACTTGCGGCGACCGCAGCATTCCTACAGCCTGTGTCAGCCGGTGGACGCCCAACCAAGCTCACCACCGAACTGGTGCAAGCGGCCAAGCAGCACGCAGCGGATGGCCTGCCCGTTGGCATGATCGCCCCCTTGCTGGGGGTTCATCGGTCCACCTGCAGCAAATGGATAAAAGACGCAGACGAAACAAAGGAGGGCAGCCTTCATCATCAGTTTCGCGAAGCCATCTTTCTTGCTGACGCGGAATACTGCCGCACCTTGATGAAAGGCCTGAAGGTGCAGGCCGATGGTGGCAACCCATGGGCCGCAACCTGGCTGCTGACTCATCACCCCCGGTTGCGGGACTTCTTCTCCGACGCTGCCGCCGAGCGCCGCACCGAACGCAAGACCGTGGCAACCGTTGTGGATGCCATTGCCGCCGCTGGCCTGGCCCCTGATGACGAGCGGCGGGTGCTGCTACAGATCCAGGCCCGTGGCCTGGGGGCGACTGCTATGGAGGGGGACCCGTGACGCTGGCCGCCCTGCTGGCCCGTCACCCATGGGCATCCGATCGCACCTTGCTTGATTGCTTGGAGCTGGCCGAATGGCTGACTCAGTTCATGGGTGGCCCTGAACCGCCGCGCATCACCTGCGGATCGTGGGAGCGCGTGGTTAAGCCATCGGTCACCCGCAGCGGCACGGGTGGCGATGGCACGCGGGCGATCTTGCTGGATCCGCCCTACGCCACCAGCGGCGATCTTTATGCCGAATCATCCGAAGGCGTGGCCCTGGCCGTGCGGGATTGGTGCCTGACCGCGCCGCGTGAACTGCGAGTCATTCTCTACGGCTACGGCGCTGAGCATGATGCCTTGCTGGCCCACGGGTGGAGCGTGACCGAGGGCAAGGCGGGCAGAGGGGCTGGCTACAGCGTCAACGGATTGAACGGCCGCCGGGAGCGGCTGTGGTTGTCGCCGGCGTGCATCGGCAGTGAGCAGCGCAGCTTATTGGAGGCTCTAGCCACATGACCCCCATCCGCGCCCTTGACCCCTCCTCGCGCCTCGCCGTGCTGGAGCTGGAGCGTGATGCCAACACCAGCAAGACCCAGGCCGCCATCGCCGGTACCTTTAAGGAGTACATCTGTTCGGTCTGCCCCAGTTTCCCCTGGAGCGACCACACCCACCGCCTAGTCGCTCTTGGTCAGCGTGTCGCCGATGGCGAGATCCGCCGCCTGATGGTGGAGCTTCCCCCGCGCCATTACAAAAGCACCATCTTTTCGATCTTCCTGCCCGGCTACTTCCTGCGCCGCTACCCGAATCGATCCGTTGGCATCGGCTGCCACACCGCCACCCTTGCCGAGGGCTTCAGCCAGGATGCCCGCGACTATTTCACCTCCTCTGGTGGCGCACTGTCGCCCACCTCGGGAGGCGTAAAGAAGTGGGGAACCAGCGGCATCGGTGGCCTCTGGACTGCTGGCGTTGGCGGAGGCACTGGCAACCCTGGCGATCTGATCGTGGTGGATGACCCGATCAAATCCCGCGAGATGGCCGAGTCTGCCGCCTGGCGCCGTCAGGTTCATTCTTGGTGGGATTCGGTGCTGGCCACCCGCGAGGAACCCGGCAACGCCGTGGTGATCGTTCATACCCGCTGGCACAGCAACGACCTGATCGGCTACCTGCTAGCCAAGAACGACGAGCTGGAGAAAGAGGGTTTTGAGGCCCAGTGCGAGCCCTGGCATGTGGTGTCCATGCCGATCGAGGCCACCCCTGCCAACGCGATCAAGCCCCTGCCTCGCACAGTCACCCGTGAGCAGGATGACCGGGCCCCAGGCCAAGCCCTCGACCCGACCCGCTTTGATGAGGCATGGATCGAGCGCAAGCGGGCCAATACCCCCCGCCGTGATTGGGAGGCGATCTACCAACAGGCCCCAACCGAAAGCGCCGGGACGATCTTCAGCCGGGACACCCTGCGGTTCTACGTGCTGCCCGGACAGCAGGCCCAGGACGGCGATGTGCTGCTGCCTGAATACGGCATACGCAAACTGGCTTCAGTTGATGCCACCTTCAAGGATTCGGCAGGCTCCGACATGGTGGGCATTGGCCTTTGGTTGCAGACCCAGGAGGGCATGTTCAGAGTCGATCAGGTGAACCGCCGCATGGGCTTCACAGACACCCTCGACATGCTGCGCCGCCTGCAGCCGGTGTGGGGATTCAATGAGCTGCTGATCGAAGACAAGGCTAACGGCCCAGCGATCATCGACACACTCAAGCGCGAGGCTGCCTATGCCGTCCATGCCGTCAACCCCCTCGGCGGCAAGGTGGCTCGTGCTGAGGCTGCTGCGGTGATGTTCCGCCAGGGCCGCGTCTTCTTGCCGCGCCATTCCCCCTGGCTGAGCGAGTACACGGGGCAACTGCTCGCCTTCCCCTCGGGCACTTTTGATGACCTCGTGGATGAAACCAGCCAGGCCCTGAACTTCTGCGCTGGCACCGGCCCCATGCGGGTCACCACCGCCACCTACGGCCACGGCCTACCGCAGCAGCAACCGGAAGCCCCCAACCGGCGGCGATCCGCTATCCCCGGCTTCCGATGACCACCCTTCCCAAACTCCCGAAAACGCCATGATCACGCCAACGATCCGAGTAGCAAAAGGGCCGTGGAGCCCGCACATGCAGGTTCTGATCTCACAAAGCCAGCCTCGCAACGGTGGAATCTTTGTGGCCGAACCGCTTACCTTCAGGACGCTTGAGCCATTTGAGGCCCCCGAGCCACAGCTTGCTCTGAACGACTCAGAAGCTCAATCGCTGATGGATCAGCTATGGCAATGCGGAATTAGGCCAACCGAAGGCACGGGTTCTGCTGGTGCCATGGCGGCTACTCAGTCCCACCTATCCGACCTTCGCAGGTTGGTGTTTGACGACGCACGGTTCAGGCCGACGACCCAGCCATGACCACCGATACCCTCCAGGAGCCCCCAAAGCGCAGGCGCCGGGAGCGCAAAGGTGCGCCGCTGGAGCAACCGGCTAAGGCTGGAGCGCCACCCCGCACAGAGCTATCCGAGCGGCTGATTGTCGAGAACCAGGGACTAGCCGAGGCAGCCGCTGCGAAGTGGTCCCGTCGTTGCTCCCGACCGTTTGAGGACTTCATCGGCCCTGCCCTAGAGGGGCTGATCAACGGGTGCCGCCGCTATGACCCCACGCGGATCAACCCAACCACCGGCCGCCCCTACGCCCTCAGCTCCTGCGTCTGCGCCTTCATCGAGGGCAGCATCAAACATCACATCAGGG